CTCTGGTCATTCCGGCGCTCATCCTGGACATCACCCAGAACGAGTTCATCATGGACTCGGTGCTGCGGATGGGCGGCGCGGCCCCCTCCGGTGCCGTCAGGTACTCGGAGTCGACCCCGCTGTACGCGGATGACTTCCCGGAGATCCGGCCCGAGTTCGGCGAAGTGCCGGTCGTCCCGACCAGCATCGGCGTGCCCCGCGTGGTGTTCAGCCACGAGCGGGCCATGGCCATCATGGTCTCCGACGAGATGCGGCGCCGCCAGTCCATCGACCCCGTGACCCGCCAGTTGCTGCAGGTCAAGAACACGATGGTCTACTCGTGGAACACCGCGTTCTACTCGGCGGTCGTCGCCAACGCCAGCATCCAGACGCTGGCCGTGGCGAACCCGTGGGCCTCGGCGTCGGCGACAATCCGCGCGGACATTGCGCAGGCGTGCTATCTCGTGGAAAACAGCAACATCGTGTCTCCGTCCGGCGTCACTCAGTGGCTCGGATTTGAAGCGGATACCCTCATCATTAACCACGGGACAAAAAATACTCTGCTTCAGTCGAGCACTTTCGCCGCGCCGTACATTGGCGATATCGCGTCGGAAAACTTGCTTTACACCGGCACGCTCCCGCAGAAGATCTTTAACCTGGACGTGCTCGTGAGCAGGCAGGTTCCGGCCGGGAACGCCATCGTAATGCAGCGGCAAAGGGCAGGCTTTTACGCCGATGAATTGCCGTTCGTTGCCGGTCCTTTGTACCGCAGTGAGCCGACCAAGAGCTGGAGGTCGGACACCCAGAGGGCCTCAGCCATAGGCCTCGACCAGCCCTTGGCAATTGCGCTGCTTTCCGGCGTCTGACAATTCCTGAATACCCCGACGATCACGCAGGAGGTGCCTGATGGCGGAAGCCGCAACCGTCACTCAGGAAGTGCGCCCGCTCACCGATGACGAGCGGAAGTCCCTGAATGAACTGCTGGCCCGCGACTCGGCGTTCGAGGCCCCCTCGGTCCGCCGGGGCGAGCCCTACGTGGCCCTCATCAACCTCAGCGTGCCGCGCCGTGGCGACAAGGAACGGGCCACCGACCTGGTGTACGCGGGCGACACGGTGTACCTGACCGCCGAGGAAGCCGCCGCGTTCAACCGCCACGGTGTCCGCGACGGCCGGCAGGTCGACGTGGTGCGGAAGCTGTCCGGCCCGGACGGCTCCCGTGAGCCTGTCGGCCTGATCCCGCCGCGTGCCGTGTCGGGCCGCATCTTCCGCCCGGTCCCCCCGCCTCCCGGCTCGGATGCTCCCCGGCCTGACCCGGAGGGGTCCAGCGCGATCCAGTACGTGGACGCCCCGGCCATCCCGGAGTCCAGCCAGCCGCAGCCGGACCCTTCGGAGATGGCCGACCACCTGCGCTCCGAGCCGCTGCCGGACGCGGTGGACCTGCCGCCCCGCAACGCGCCGCAACGGCAGCAGCCCGGCACGCGGCACCAGGGCCGGAGGTAGCAGATGGCGGACGCAGGGTCGGCGATCACCCCGCTGGAGGCAACGCTTTCGTGCCCCCGGTGCTGGTTCAGTGCCGCCCCGATGATCCCGTACGGGGCGCTGACGTTCCGCTGCGCCCGGTGCGAGTGGCCGTTCACCCTCGCCGCGCCGCCCCTGTCCGCCGCGCCGGCGTTCCCCGCCACCACCGTGGCGGTCGCCAACCCGTATGCCACGCCGATCGCGGCTGCCATCGCCGCGAACGGAGCCACGATCACCAACGTCAGCGTCAGCGGCTCCACAGCGGGCACCACCGCCGGGACCTACCTGGTACCCGTCGGCGGCAGCATCTCAGCCGCGTACACGGTAGCCACGCCGACCTGGACGTGGGCGCTGCCGGTGATCTCCGCCGGCGTGTCCGCGGGCGGGACGGCGCTGACGTTCGCGCCCACCGGGACGAACGCGGCATTCGCGCTCGGCCAGGTGCTGATCGTGGACCCGTCCGGCACCAGTGACGTGGTGGTGGTCAACGGGGCGCCCACGGCGACATCGGTTCCGGTGAACTCGCTGAACTCGGCGCACCTGACTGGCGTGTCCGTCACCGTCGCCGCGCTCACCCCGGCGCTGGCCGGGGCCGGGCTCGAGAACGTCCCCGCAACCGCGTACTAGGAGGTGGATAGTGGCTGTCTCGCTGAATAAGTTCATCGTCACCGCCACTACCGCCGTGCCCGCAGGGACGTTCACGCCCGATGTCCAGACCGGGACGGCATCCGCCACCCCGCTCGGGATCGGTTCCCCCGCGAACTTCGGGACGGGGAGCTACGCGGAGGGCTCGGACAAGTACGGCAGCGGCGCCGGGTCCGCGGGCGGCTCCACGACCTTCATCAAGGGGCAGCTGCTGGTGCTCGACTCGGGCACCCCGTCAGCCCTGTACTCCTGCCTGAACGGCCTGGGCATCCTGCGCGCCTACGTCGACCAATCCGATGCCGTCGGAAAAGACGCCATAAGTAACTGATTGGAGTGACGCCGTTATGCTGCCGCAGCCAGCAGTGCCCGCGACCAGCCCGGCCGGGACGACCAACTTCGTGACCAATACCACCGGGCAGACCGCGTTCGTCTCGGTCACCGCGAACGGCGCGACGATGGCCAACTACTGGGTCAACGCCGTCTCGGTGGCCACGACAGCCGCGCAGTTCATGATGACCGTCCCGGCGGGCGCCACCTGCGCCCTGCAGTACAGCGTGGCCGTGCCGGTCTGGTACTGGTCGACGTTCACCCCGGCCGTCCCGTCGAGCACGACGCCCGTGCCTAACAACACCGGCCAGGACATCTCGGTGGTCCTGCTCGGCGGAACCGTCACCCACGTCACGGTGAACGGCACCGACCGGGCCACCTCCAGCCCCGCGAACGTGATGGTCCCGAACGGCCAGTCGATCACCCTGACCTACTCCGGCGCTCCCGTCTGGGCGTGGATGAACTTCCTGAACCTGGACCTGCTGGACAGCCTCGGGATCGCCTACGCCAGCAACAACACGGTGGCCGCGTCGGGCGCTTCCGGCTACTCGCCGGTCAATGACCTGCCGTATGCCGCGCACAGCGAGGGTGGGCTGGCCGGGCTCGGGGTTGGTGTCGCGAACTGATGACCGCGCCGCAGCCGATGACCGTGCTCGCCGACGTGACCGTGCAATGGGGCAGGCACGCCAATGGCGTCCCCATGACCCGGTTCGTGCGGCACGGCGCGATCGTCGGCATCGTGCCGGGAAGCCCTCTGGCCGCCGCCTACGGAGGCAGCAGCAACCTGGCGTCGCTGACGGCTCCGCAGCTCAGCGACGGCGCGGATGCTGACGAGTCCGAGGTGAGCAACTGATGGCCGGGAACCCGTGCATCGTCGCCGCGGACGTGACGTTCATGTGGGACGGCGGCGAGCAGCGGCTCCAGCGCGGCACGATCATCGACGTGCCCGCGGCCTCCGCGCTCGAGGAGGCCATCGGCCAGGAGCACCTCGTCCCGCTCCGTCCCGTCGCCGCCCTGCCCGCGCCCGCCGCCGAGAAGGCCCCTGCGGCTCCGGTAGCGGCGAAGGAGACAGCCCCGCCGTCGGCCGCCCGTCCTGCCCGCAGCGCCCCGCAGGACGCCGCGGAAGCCAAGGCTGGCAAGGGGGGAGCGTCGTGAACCCTCCAGGCTGGATTGCCCGGCTCCTGTTCATCGTCGCCGGGTTCTGCTTCCTCCTCGCCGCCGTCACCGCATCCGGCGGGAACGTGTTCTCCGCGTCGGCGACGGCATGGTTCTACGGCGGTTTCGCGGCTGTGGCGTTCGGGCTGGCCGCATGGTGCTGGAGCGGGCCATGAGCACCCCCGTAGCCTCCGGCACCCTGTACGCCTCCGTCGCGGACCTGCGGAACGTGATGGCGGGCACCGACTCAGGTACCGGCACCGCCGACCAGCTCACCGACGCTCAGCTGACCCTCGCCCTGTACGCGGCGAGCAACAGAGTGTCGGTGTACGCCGGGAACCTGTACGACTCCTCCGGCTCCGACGCGGTGCCGCCAGGAATCCTGCATGACCTGGCCCTGGATCTGGCGTGCTTCTGGGCGACCAAGACGTACCTGAAGTCGAAATCTATCGAAACTACGCATCCCGTATATATCGCCTACAAAGACGCAATGGGGATTCTAGAGGATGTAAGGGACGGAAAGATACTTCTCGATCCGGCCCCCGCGCCGGGAATCGGCTCTGAAACCGGGGCCATTATCAACCGGATACCTCCCGTCTTCACCGGAAGCGATAGCAACACCCGACTCAACCCCCGGACCGGATACCTGGAGGCGGACGTACCGCTCGGCTCCTGGGCTCCCATGGGCCAGGACTGGCTCGATGAGGGCGGGACGGTGTATCAGGGATGAAGTCACGCCGTTTGCTTGCGCTGCAGGGGACCGAGGCGGTTGTGCCTTCCGCAGGTGCAGCCGGACGGGCACGGCTTGCCTCCGCCAGGCGAAGCCTCCCGCGCCTTGCGCTTGCGATCACGCCTGCATTCCCTGCACTCCCGCTTGCCCGCCGGGTTGACGTACGTGTTCTCCGGCGTGTACTCGTGACCGGCGGGGCAGTGCATGTCGTCGCGCTGGCGGCCCCCGGCCCCCTTGGCGGTTGCCAGCCCCAGCATGGCGTTCGTTCTCGCGTACTCACCGAAAAAGCCGACAGCAGCCTGATCGTAGGCATATGCAGCCTCTTCCGGGCTGTCATAGGTCCCAAGGTTGATCGACTTCCAGTTGACCCCGATGCGCGCGATCCACACGTCACCGTAGCGGTAGACGCCCTTATAGCCCGACGTGTTGTTGGATCGCAGCCCAACGTTGGCGTTGTTCCTGAACTCGGCCCCGTCCCTCAGGTTCGACCGGCAGTTGTTCAGCCCGTCACCGTCAGCGTGATCGACCTCATCCCAGTCGGGGCACAGCAGGTTGTGCAGCATGACGTGCCTGCCGTTGACCCTGGCGCAGGCGTAGACGGCCCTCTTGTAGCTCCGCACTATGGCATGCCAGTTGCGGCCATCGGTGAATACCCTGTCCACATCGTCAATCCGGGTGACGTAACCCTGGGTCAGCGGAATCTCGGCTGTCGCAACGATCAGCCCCGAGGGCGACTTGTACGCTTGGCTCATCTGCACCGGGTCTCTGTGTTCGGTGTGGGTCACGGCCCGGGGCGCTCGCAACGTCGCCGGGCCACTGCATGCCGATCTTATCGGCAGGCACCGACATTCCCGGGCGCGTGGTGCTGATGGCCGGGACCTTCACCGCGCGCATTGACGAGTTGCGCCACACCCTCGGTGACGGAAAACGCCTGGTTGGCTCCGTGACCGTAAACCAAGTTTACGCACGGTATCAGCATGAACACCTAGAGCTACATCATCCAAGAGGCGGCGGGCCAAAGTACCTCCAGAAGCCGCTGATGGATGGGTTCCGCGATTACCTCACCGACTACGCGAAGACCGTGCTGCACGATGGCGGCCAGCCAGCCATGAAGCGCAGCATGGAGCACCTGTCCGATCAGGTCGAGATCGCGGCCCCGCGAGAGTGGGGGGATCTCCGAAAAAGCGGAGCGCCGCAGGTGACGCTCGGCGAGCGCACCGTCTACGACCGCGCGCCGAAGGCTGCCCGGCTCGGCGCCGAGGAGCTGAAGGCCAGGAGCCGGGCCATCCTCCGCCAGCGCCTCGCCGAGGGCCTCACGGTCTACTTCATGCGCGGCGGCAAGGTCATCCGGATACCGGGCAAGAACGAGCCCCATGCGCTGCGGGGGGCTGAATGAGCATCCCGGCCGTCATCACCGTCTCCCGGACTCAGCTGGTCATCGACTTCCTGACCGCCGCCGGGTGGGACATCACGCAGGAAACGGGTTATCCCCTGTTCCCCGGCCCGGAGATCCTCGTCTCCCCGGACAAGGCCGTCCACATCACCATGACCCCCGGTCCCGGCTACACGACCGAAGAGGGCGGCACGGACGCGTGGGGGTTCCAGGCCCGGCTCCGCGGCGCGTCCGATGACCCGGAGGGGGCCAACACGGCGGCTCAGCTCCTGGACTGGACGATCCTCACCGCCTCCACTCCTGCCTGGGTTGACGGGGTGCGGGTCATCAACTGCCAGCGCCTCGGCGCCACCCCGGCCCCGCTGCCTCTCGACCCGGCCGACCGCAGGTTCGAGTACACCGCCGACTACATCGTCACGATCGGAGCCTGACATGGCCGGATGGGTTGCGCTACAGCCGGTGAGCATGAATGCCGGTGCGCTCACGGGCACGTTCTTCACGGGGGGCGCCCCGTCGGCGACAAGCGGCATCGACGCCGTAGGGTCCGGCACTGCGTTCGCCACCGCATGGTCCACCAACAACGCCGTCTACGTCCCGAACCCGTCCGGGAACGTCGTCATCTGGTACTACTCCGGCACCACCGCCGGCGGGATCACGCAGGTGCTGATCGGGCAGGTGGTGGCCGGGCAGGTCATCCCGGTCACGACCACCAGGACGATGGCCGCGAACGAATGCGGGCTGATCGGGCCGCTGTCTCCGGCCACGTACAACCTGACGGGCGCGTCGATCACCGCGTTCGGCAGCTCGGCGCTGGGCGGGGCGATCCCGGCGGGCGCGGCGGGATGCCTCGCCGTGTGCTTCACCACCACCACGGACCTGTCCGTCCGTGCCTACTCGTTCGCGAACGTCCAGCCATGACCGATCAGACGCAGGACACAGCGGGTGAAGCCCCGGCGCCGGATGCGGCTCCGGCGCCGGTCCCCGCTCCCTGGGAGATGCCGCCACCCCA